ATTGATGCAATTAATGATTCATTAGCCAAAAAGCCAACTGTATTTGATTAGAGGAAATTATGGCTGAAACTAAAAAGCCCGATGCAATTGGCGATGCAGGGGCGTATACAAACTTTGTCTCAAATATTGGTACCGAACGTGACAAAGCTTCACACGGTTCTTTTGTTAAGAAAGTAATTCCTGATGAGCAATTAGAAGCCGTGTATCAACACTGGTTAGCTAAGCGAATCGTCAACCGACCAGCAAGTGACATGCTCCGAGCTGGATGGTTTTTTGAAGGGATTCAGGATAACGATTTACTAAAGCTTAAAGAGGCGTGTAAGGCATTTAACTTAGATGGGGTGCTCTTATCTAGTTTGGTACTTTCTCGCTTATATGGTGTTTGCTATGTGCTTCTAGGGACTGTAGACGGCGGCAACTTAGATCAACCGTTTGATTTAAACAAGTTAGGTGTTGGTCGTTTAGAGTTTTTCACGGTGCTTAAGAAAAAGTACATTGAAGCTGATACCAGTAAATATTTATCGCCTAAGGAGGCAGGTGGACTTTTAAAGCAGCCTGAATTTTATAAGTTAAAGCTGGACGGGAAATCAACTCAAAGAATCCACCATACCCGCTTATATAAGTTTGGCCATGCCGATGTAGTTAATGAAGAGCCGGTAAGTGTCTTACAGGAAGTTTATGAGGATCTACTTGATCATGCTGCCGTAAAGAAAGCCACTGCTAGTCTGGTCCATGAATCAAAAATTGACGTGATTAGAACACCTAACTTGGTCGATAAGATCAAAGAGGATATGAAATCCGTAGCTGAACGTTTTCTTAGTGTCGGATTGCTTAAGGGCTTGAATGGCATGATCGTCTTGGATAAAGAGGAGGAGTATGACTCTAAATCTTATAGCTTTGGCGGTCTGCCTGACCTCATGCGTGAGTATTCGATTCAAACTGCTGGTGCAGCTGATATGCCATATACGATTTTATTTGGGCAATCACCTGCAGGCATGAACGCAACTGGTGAGCACGACACACGGAACTATTACGACAGTATCGCAACTAAGCAAATATGGTCCTTAAAGCCATTCATGATGAAGCTTTTAAGAGTAATTGTTCAAGCTACATTTGGTCGTCAGATTCCAAGTTTAGATGTTGTGTTTAACCCGTTATGGCAATTAGACGCTAAGGTGCGTTCTGAGGTTGAGAAAGCTAACGCTGAACGGGATTCCAAGTATTTAGAAATGGGCATCATTACCGAGCCACAGATAGCAAAACAGCTTGTTATTGACGGTGTTTATTCAGTGATCGATGAAGCTCATATCAAAGAGCTTGAGACAATGGTGAAGCTTAATGACAACGATAATTCAGATCCTGAAACCACACCTCCAGCAGGCGAAGAAACGTAAAAAAGGTCGTAAAGCTTCTAAGCCGAGGGCCGTGCACGTAAATCGCCGTGTAGAGCTTTATTACACACGACAACTACTGGCTATTTCAAAATACTGTCAGGAACAAACAAAAGAATTGGTTATTCCTACAGTCGGCCAGAATATCGGTGATGCTTGGTTCTCAGGCATGATGACGGCGTTTAGGGAAAAGCTCACAAAGTATGTTGTTGAGATTTCTAGGCCTTTAGCCACAAAGGTTGTGACTGATACTCAAAAGGAAGTGGACAAGCAAATTGCAGAACACACTAAAACAATTATTGGTGTAGATCTTACGCCGTTCTATCGAGCTGCTGATATTCAGGATGAGGTAGATCTAAACATTACGGCTAATGTCAGTTTGATTAAGTCCATTCCACAGCAATATGCCGATAAGCTTGAAGTATTAATTACCAACGCTTTGCAGACTGGACAAACCAATGAAGAGTTGGCCAAAGCTATTAAGCAATTAGGGTTATCTACTGATTATCGTGCACGTCTTATTGCTAGTGATCAGATGGGCAAGATTAACGGACAAATTAACCAAGCTCGACAGCTTTCGATGGGTGTTGAGACATACACATGGCAAACGGCGAAAGATGAGCGTGTACGCCCAGATCATCAACATAAACAGGGCAAGACATTCAGATGGGATTCACCGCCAGAAGGGGGGCATCCCGGTCAGCCTATCCGATGTCGTTGCACGGCATTGCCTAACTATGAGGATATCTTAATTGACTGATTCTAACGCTAGCGAGAAATGCTGGAAGTGTGGGAAGGACCACGGTCCAAGAAGACCCACTCCGCCGATTGTTTGTACACCCCCATTAGTTAAAGTAGATGGAGTAGAAAGCTCTAAAAAACCTAAGCCTCCACCACCAACTGTTTCTACCCCTCCAATAAAATGGGATGAAGTAAGTAACGTAACCCCTGAGCAAATGAACCAGATCCGAGAACTCACTTTGAAAAAGGTTTTCTTGTCAGTTCTTTTAATTTCAATCCCCATTCTGCTTTGGAAATTAGATTCGATCATTATGGCTTTAAAAGCCTAATACCATTAATAAGGATTTATGGCCATGAAACGCAAAAAGTTTAGTAAAAAACGGTTTTATCGCCGTTTACAAGCACAGAAATTTGCTAAAGGCGGGTTTGTAACTGGTGGCGACTTCACTCCACTGTGGTTAATGTCTTGCTGTGACGGGTTTCCTAACTTGGCTAAGGCGGCGGGTAAGGCTGCTGAAAAGTTTCAAGAGGTGGTGGGAAGTTTAAAAGGATTGCAGCCGCCGAATATCAAACCCATTAAAACTAATATTTTTATTGATGGTGTAGATTTCGGTTCTGCTAAAGACTTTTCTGTTACCTATTCAAGAACGTAATTTTGAAAATTAATAAAGCCACCTTCGGGTGGTTTTTTTATTGAGCGCAATTTATGAAAACCATTTACCAACTCAAAATTGGTGACTTTGCGCCAAGCGAATCGACACGCTCATTTACCAAAGAGGGGTATCTGAAATGCGTCAATGTTCGCTTAGCTAAGGCGCCTCAAGTACGTCAGTACTATGCGTATGAGTTTCCATCACTAGAAGGTTACTCACCCGATCAAATCATCAATGTTTACACACCGCCAGAGGAGCTTTTTAAGCCTGAGGCTATTCAAAGCTTCAATGGTGTAGACGCTACTGATTATCACCCGCCTAAAAATGAAATTAACGCATCTAACTGGAAGGATTATCACATTGGCTATTGTGAGAACGTCCGACAGGAAGGCGATTATCTGGTCGGTGATTTGCTCATTAAAGACAAGATCAGTATTGATCTGATCCAAAGCAACGAGCGACTGGAAATGTCGCTTGGCTATGGAGCCTTATTAATCGTTGAGCAGGGTACGGCGCCAGATGGCACGCCGTATCAAGCCAAATTTATCAATTTTATTGGCAATCACGTAGCACTCGTTAAATATGGCCGTTGTGGTGGTGATTGCCGCATCGGAGACAAACAGCAAACTCCACCAAAGGGGAATAAAACAATGGAAGTAATTGTAAACGGTATCCGTTTTAACATCGGCGATAACACGCCTTTGGCCGATGCATTAAAGCAGCAACAAGAGCAGCTGGAAAACATGAAGGCTGCAAAACTTAAAGTTGGTGATAAGCAATTTTCTATCGGTGATGAGCTTGGAGCAATTCAAGCAGTCGTAGATCAATTGCATGCCGAAAAAACAGCACTGGAGCAAAAAGTAGGTGATCTGGAAAAGAACCAGATGACGCCTGAAAAGCTTGAGCAAGCTGCTGCTGAACGTGCTGCTGTTATTGCGGATGCTAAAGCATTGGTGCCAACAGTTAAAACTGAAGGCTGCACATGCGAGCAAATCAAACGTGATGTAATTGCTGCTAAAGCGGGTGATGCATTAGTAACAGCTTTGATGGGTAGCGTGTCGGTAGGCGATGCAAAGCCTGAGCAGATCGATACAACTTTCCGTGCACTCTGTGCTGTGAAGGGTACTCAACCTTATAACCCTGTAGGTGATGCACTTCACCAGCAACAGCAAGTTAAAACTGGTGACGGTAAACCAGTAGATGGGGAGCCTAAACCAAACAACAAAAAAGAAGCTTGGAAACAAAGTTTCTAATTAACTGGAGAACTGCAAATGTCTTTAACCCCTCAAGCTATTCCGGGTATGCGTGCTCGCCTGCACATGCCCGAAGAAATTTTATCTTTGCCAGTTGCTGGTACTGGCGTAGTTAGTGACGGCGAAGTGGTGATCCAATCTGCTGACGGGAAAACCGTAAGCGCAGTAACTGGGGCAACCAATACAAAGTTTGGTGTAGTGGTTTTTCAGCACGTGGGTAAATCTGGAAAAAATGCCTTAGGAAAAGAAGCCTATCAAGCTAAGGACTGTGCACCTGTAATGCAAATCGGTTCTATCTGGGTGAAGCCTTCAGCTCCAGTGATCGATATCAATGCGAAGGTTTATGTACGTACTTCGAACCCTACTGCCCAAGCGCCACTTGGTTCACTTTCTTCTTCAGCATTAGATTCTACGGAACTACCTAATGCCTCTTGGGAAACCATCACTGGTCCTGATGGATTAGCTATTCTTCGTTTACGTGGAGCATAATCAATGTCAAAACAATTAGAACAAATGAAAATCCGCCTATCAGCGGTTGCACATGGGGTGCAAATCGCTGTAGGGGATGCATTTAATTTAGATAACTTTGCCAAGTTATTATTAAAGCTTGAATCAATCGATGAAATGACACCGCAACTTGCTGAAGCCCAAGCTTATGCAAAGTACTTACCAATTGAAGGATTGGAAGGTGCAGTTATAGGTTCGGCTAGTGTCTTACAACGTAAGAGAGGTGTAGGACGTGGTAAGCGCTTCTCAGGTCAAGGTAATGATGTGCCATTAGCAGAGGTTGTTTACGATGAAGTAAAACTCACTGTACAGCCTGGTGTTATTGGTTATGAAATCAGTATTTTTGATGCTGCAGCTGCCTTAAAAGCAGGTATCCAGTTAACGACTGACAAAGTTGCAGCAGCTCGATTGGCCTATGAAAATCACATGAGTGATGTCGCTTGGTTTGGCGAGCCAGAAACTGGTTTGCTAGGCTTCTATAATCAAACAGGTGTTGAGGTGATTACTTCTACGGTAGATTATACGACTGCTACAGTAGAGGTCATTCTTGCCGATATCAATAAGGCAATTAAAGGTGCTTCTAATGCTTCTAAGTTTGATGGAAGTATTCAACCAGATACTTTTGTGATGCCTGAGAATAAGTTTACTATTCTCGCTAGCCGTATCGTTCCGGATTCAGCGGGTAAAACCTTCCTTGAGTACATTAAGGAAAAGAACACCTTTGCAATGCAAGGTAAAACACTGACATTCACTTCTGAAAGTATGCTTGAAGGTAAAGGTGAAGGTGGTACTGACCGCAGTATTATTTATCGCCGTGATCCGAGCTGTATTACTTTCCGTTGTAATGAACTGGAATTCTTGGCTGCTCAGCCTATCAATTATGTGATGCGTACACCGGGACACTATATGTATGAAGGTGTCTATTTAAAACGTGTCGATTCTCTCCGCTACTACGATGTTGAATAAGGATAACTAAACATGCCAAAAATTACTTACAGCGGCTCTCAGGCCGCTTTTTCTTTTGATGGAATTCAGGTCGGTCAGGGACAAACTGTGCAAGTTAGTGCTGCGGATCTCACACGTATTTCAAAAGGTAAAGCCTTTAAATCACTCGTTGAAAAAGGTGAACTTGAAGTTCAGGAAATCCCAGATGAAGAACCAAAGGCAGGTGGTAAAACCGGTGGCCGTGGTGGTAAAGGTGGTAAACAAAACGATGCAGCAGGTGAGCAGCAAAAGCCAACTGATGAAGATGCTTTGGCCGCCGTGAAGGCTGAATTAACAGAGCTTGAAGTAACCTTCAGTGACGATGAAACACTTGAGCAGTTACAAGCTAAGTTAGCTCAAGCTAAGGAATAAGGTAGACATATGGACGTACAAACGTTTCGTAAAAAGTTCTCGACTGATTCGAGTTTAATGTCTTTGCCAGATGAGAGAATTCAGGATGCATTAGAAGAGGCGGATCTGATTGTTTCTCAAATTGAGTTCGGGGCATTAAAGGAACGTGCTGTAGGTCTATATGCAGCACACATTCTTAAAGTTGGTACCGTAAGCGGCAATGGTGCTGCTTTTGGTACCGCCTCGAGTATGACAATTGCCGGCCAAAGCGTGAGTTATTCCCGATCATCGAAAGAAGCTTTCTATGATCTCAGCATGTATGGTCAGCGCTATCTTGCTTTAAAAAATTCCATTCCAATCGATGACGAAGGCACAAATCCTAATCGTTTAGGCGTTGGTGCTTTTGTTGTATAGGAGAATCCCATGCCTTTTAAATATCAGGCACCAGAAGGTTACAAGCCAACCAAAATCGTTATTGCTGGGCAAAACCTAGATATCAAAAACGGCGTTTTAGAATCTGATAATGACATTATCCATATGTTAAAGCCCTTAGGTTTTGAGCGTTTCGTTGAAGTTGTTGAGCCTAAGAAATCGACCGCCTCTGCTAAAGAGTAATTAAGCTATGAGCGATTTTCGTGTTGAAAGCCAAGTCAACTTTGATGAGATGAATAATCGCGTTAGGTTTGAAATAAGACGCACGATTAACGCTCTTACTTTGCGCTTACAGCGGATTGTTCAGGAAGATATGTTGAGTGGCCAACGGTTGAACGTACAGTCTGGCCGCTTGCGTGGATCTGTTTCATCTAAAGTGGATGAGGATAAGGATTCCATTGAGGGAACCGTAGGTGCTGGTGGTGCATTGGTCCCATATGCACCTGCACATGAGTTTGGCCTAAATGGAGCTTTGGGTGTTAAAGCCCATTTAAGAACTATTAAGCAGGCTTTTGGCCGACCTATATCACCGGTTCAGGTCAATATTAAGGCCCATTCAAGGAATGTTCGTTTTAAAGAATTGCGTTTCATGCGTGATTCGCTGGATATCGTGGCCAAGATTGTGCCGAAAAATATTGATGCAGCAATTGAACGAGGTATTGCAGGTGGATAGCGAAGCAATCTATCAGGCGTTGTTTGAAAGGTTAAGCACAAGGGTAGAGGGATTGATTACGGTAAGTCGCCGTTTACGTCACTTTAACCATGTAACACCAGAACAGCGCCCAGCCATGTTTATTACACAAGGCAATCAGCAAGAAGTCCCGGTACATGGTTTAGATTCAAAAGTTGAACTAGCTGCTGAGGTTTATCTTTATATTCATGAATCGGACACTACAAAGCCGCCATCATCACAGATGAATTTATTCATCGATCGTGTACGTGAAGCTATTCAGCCAGATCATCCAGATTTTAATGAGTGTCAGACCTTAGGAGGTTTGGTTGAGCATTGCTGGATTGAAGGCACAATAGAAGTGTATGAAGCAGTTGAAAACATGCTAGATGATCAGGCGATTGCCATTATCCCTATCCGGATCCTCACAACCAATTAACAAAATATTCATTTTATGACCGCCTCGATGGCGGTTTTGTCATTTTAGAGAGGTCAAAATAAATGGCTCAATATTTATTTGGTGCCGGCAAGATCTTTGCTACACCGATTCAAGATGTATACGGGCAACCGATTAGTAATCCCACACCAGTTGAAGTGGGGGTGATGCAATCCGTTGGTGTAGATATTAGCTATGACTTAAAAGAGCTTTTTGGTCGTGGACAGTTCGCCGTAGATGCCGCGCGTGGTAAAGGTACCATTAAATGTAAAGCTTCTTTCGGGCGTATTAACGGTACATTGTTAAATTCCATTTTCTTCGGTGGAGTTGTTGCTGAAGGTGGAATTGAAACAGTTTCCCAAACCATTAATGG